ACCACGCGAAGTTCCTTTAGAAGCATAAATCTCTTTAATATGTTTTTGTAGCAAACGTCTGTCACCAGTATACTGGCGAGGAACACCTTGCAGATATTTGTATTGAAAGTTCTCTACGAACTTTGTCAGTGTACTATCGATGTCGCGATATGACATCAAATTTCTAGATTCTCTAGTAATATTATTTTCTAATTCTAGCCACTCAAAATATGCTTTTACAAACGCAATAAACATCTCTCCTTCTTCTTTATAGAAAGAAGGAAATTGTTCTTCAACAAGGCTAGAAATTAGTAATTCAATATCTTTCATTTATTATTCTCTGGACGCAATTACATTAATCGCGATATCTTCTTCTTCTAACAAAAGAACTTTATTTGTTTTTGTTTCAATATCAAGGTTTTGCGGAAGAGCATATATTTTAATATAATTATCAAAAAATGCACTAACTAACAAAGAAGTAATACTAATGATACCAGTTTCATAATCAACTGTTCCGCAAGAAATATTATCAATCCCGTCGCCCACAATAAACAACGTACCAAGACCGTCATCTCTTATAGAAACTTCTACATCATTATAGAGAAAGGGAGTAGAAGTAATAACAGGAGTTTCTGTTGTATATTTTTTACCAGTATAGTCTTGTTTCAGTACGTTTTCGAAATTCCAAGTGGTGGTGAATGGAATATTAGGTGTTGGTATAATTTTTTTGACTAATCTTAATTTTGTTTCATTGCTAACAATAGCTATATCTGCGTCGTCGATCGCTTTTGTTAGACGCGAAAATCTTAAGTCAGCATTAAAATCATTTAAGGAAACATCAACATAATTTAGAATAGCAGTATTTACTTGTGTCCTGAGTTGCGTTGCTGTTTTCGTAGTCGATGACGAATTATACTTTACATTTGTTGATAAATCTACATAGATGAAATCTGGATCTACAAAAATAGGCTCGATTGAAAGAGTTGTTCTGCTCTTAGCAAAGCTCTGAATTTGTAGTTTTAATGGTTCAGAAACAACAGTTCCTTCGAATGGTATCGCAGATACCAATACCTTACCAAAACGAGGTGGTGTTTCTTCTTCGCCACCATAGGCGATTACATTTTTCAAAGAAGGAAAATAAGTTTTAATAAGCGAAATGAAGTCTAATGAAGTAATTGCGCGTTCTTGTGTTTGAAAGAATTTCGCTGCATTGAATCTAATTGATTCGTTGGTTTCTTGAAAAGAACCACCAGTTGATTTAGATTCTAACTCAGCAAGAGAAACTTCTACGCTATTACCTTCGATACCCTGAATTGATGAGAATCTAGTAATGCCGTTTGCATCAGATCCAGAACTTACTCTATATTGTACATAAACAATATTACCAGGGATCAACGCTTTACCAACAAGGTCATTACCAAAACTAATTTCATACTTGAAACCTGATGCCCCTTGTAAGAAGAATACTTTATCATTTGCTTCTAGACCAAATAAATCGTTGGCACGAGTCCATTCTACTAACTCAGAGGTTTGTTCTGAATCTCGTACAAATACTGTTATTGAAGAAGTGTCAATATCTTCTGAAGATAAAATTACACGATTACCATAAGAAAATACTTCTGTATTTTCGATACCTTCATAAAATAAAATATCTGCAATGTAATTATTTGCTCTTGATAAGACAGTAGCTTCGTTGGTTGTAAAATAATAAGTGCTATTGTTGTTATTATCTTTACCAAGAACCTTATAATATTTTGGAACAGTAATTGTGTCTGGCGAACCAGCGACAGTCGGAACAGTTATTGTAAGATTGATTCTTGCGCTCGAGCGCGAGCGAGGAACATAGTTAAGTTCCTTCGCGTGTGAAACAATTGATTCACGAAGCTGCGCTGTATCCAAGAACATTTCACTACCGACCATGTTAAGATACAGCGCATTCTGATATGTGTTGTATGCCAGTACATCAAGCAAAACAGAAAGGTTAGAACCCTCAAAGTCGTAGTCTTGGAATCTAGGTTGTTGGCGGAGATACTGTTTTAGATTATTTTTATACACTGCCAAATCTAGCTGAGTTGTAGATATAAAACCGTTTGCCATTATCGGATCCTATTAAGAAAAAGTTCAACAGTCGCCTGACGTTGATTTGTGTTTAGAGAAAATACTACTTGAATAAAATATCTATTCCTATCATAATCTGGTGTTACAATTATTTGTTCAATATTGGCTCGTGGTTCATAATTCTGAAGAGTTATCTCAATGGCTTTTGTAATAAGAATAGTTGTAGTAGGATCCATTGGCTCAAACAATAAATTGTATATGTTGGCACCAATTTCTGGATCTATCAACCTTTCGTATTTGCTAGTTAAGATCAGATTTCTAACAGAGCGTTTAACTGCGTCAAAATCTGTAAGGCGAACGACATCATTCTGCGCGGGATTACGCGCAAAAGATGTGCTAAAGTCGCTAAAAATTGGTGGTTTCGTGAGTGCCATATAGACCTATTTATACTTTAGATGGGCGATATATTTTTATTAACGAACCATTATTATTGACTGGGTCATAGCCATCTTGCCAAGAAACAGAGATAGTTCCTACATTCGGCTCAGAAGGTTGCGCCTGACATCCACCGATGAATGTTAGCTTTCCATCCTGACGTTTTTCTTTCACAAAGTTTACGTGACCGAAATCCCAAACTGCTATATCTCCAGGAAGAGCATCAATTAATGCCACTTCAGTTGCACCAAAGTCAGAACTTCTATTCTTAATATCAAAGGCATCTATCGCTTGCGTATATCGGTATCCTGTGCGTTTTAATGTCCAGTTTACCAAAGCCATAGACCAAGGTGTTTGGTCTGAATTAAATGGAGCAACGCTAGTATCATAACCTAAATCTGCAAACAATCCAATAATGTTTCGATTGCTTTGGAATCCTTGTGTTCCTGTTTCTTTCCATGAACCCTGTAGACCTTCATCGGTCAGCACAGTAAGAACATTCATTAGCGGTAGCAGTTCTGGTTTAGGCGCAAGAGAAATCAAAGGATCTAGGCTCAAGTTTCTCAGAGTTCCAGGGAAACATGATTTGATATTACCAGACAAAGCATTCGTCAGCTGCATTCTAAACGAGTCTGGATTGGCCACATACGAAGCTACGGTTGCGGAATATGTCGCTAATGTTTCTTGAGATAGATTTACATTCGCTTCTGGAGTTTGTGACGGAACAACGACGGTCGTGTCGCTTGTTGCTTGTCCAGAAAGTCCAGAGTTTGGTGGAACAACTGGCGGTGGTAGTGGAGTAGTCAAAGTCGGTGCTGCCGTGGATGTAGATTGTTGTTCCGAAGTAATTGCAGTGCTAGATGCATCCACATTTTGATCTTGCTGAGCATTTACTGAACTATCAGAAGAAGATCCAGAAGGAGAAGCTGGTCCTTTTGAAGGAGAATTGTATAGTGCAACGTTCACCCCATTTATAAAAATATTTGGAGAGTAAAATACGTCTGAACTTGTAGGATATGAACCTGGATTTTTTACTGGCATAATTTAACCCTTTCTTCCATTTTTATAATCTTTGAATGTGTTAGGCGCATGAACATTTTTATGATTATAGAATGTAGCAACAGGAAGTCCAGATTTTTCTCCATTAGGATTCTTTGCTCCAAATTTACCAATCGCTATGTGATTCCAACCTATCGCGCCTTTGTCAGTGTATTCTAGCAGATGTTGTCTTGCTCGATTGCCGACAATTTCATGAATTTTTAATGCTTGATCATACGCTGACATTCCAGATGGACCTAAATCTACAGCGCAGCCAACAATGTGATCGCTCTTTGGATTCTTTTGACCAGTTGAAGAAAGCGGATCACGCAAACCATCATTGATATGGAATTTCAATCCTGCGTCTCTTAGTGGATCTAATATTACTTGAGCTATAATAGTTAAATTGTTTACAACATCAGTTGCAGTTATACCTCGAGAACCACGAATTGGTGTTCCTTTAACCAAATCTTTTAGCTTGTAGTATTTGGATATTTGAATATTCAAATCTCCTTTCCATTCAACTGTGGTAGGTTTAACATCTGTTGAACCTCCCGCCTGTGGGACAGTTCCTGGAGAATCGGTAGTATATGGAGTTTGATCTTCTGATTCTCCATTTCCAGATAGCACACCTCTAGAATTAGCTTCGTATCCTTCGCCTGATTGTAAAATCTCTGCGCTTTCTCCAGATACAGAAAGCTCTGCTACAGCAGCTGGCGCGCCGATACCAGCTGTTCCTTCGTTCATACGAATTTCTGAACCTTCTAGGAATAGTTTTCCAGTCACAACTTTTGCTTCTCCTTGTGCTGTCAAATTAAAGTTACCACCTACTTTCCAATTAACATCACCCATTGTAGATAGATTGGTAGATTTATTCGATAATAGATTAATATCACCAGTTGCAGATATATTACAGTTTCCTCTAATATAGAAGTTACCATCACCATATGTAATCTGATTCATAGAACCATTAGAACGCATGACAATTCTTCCATCAGGATGAATTTCTATAAACGATCCAGTTTTATGAAAAATATGAATTCGTTCTGAGCCTTCTGTATCATCAAATTCGAGAACATGGCCACCAGCAGTTTCTAATACATGATTCTTTGGATACATGGCAGAGAATTTAGAAACAGGTTCATTCCAAGTTAAACCTGAAGAAGTTAAAATCCCAACGGCTGCTGTTCTTCTTGTATATGTGATTGCGTCTTCGTCAGTTTGACGACTTGGAGTTTTATAGTTTGGTTGAGTGACAGAAACAATCTCACCAGTATCCGCAACAGTTTCAATTACAGCGTCTGTTGCAATAACAGTTCCTCTTAACTTATTAAGATATTCTCTAAAATATTGTATTCGTTCGTGTTGACCGTTTGATGGTACTTTTCCGTTTACAAT